GAAGAGAAGAAGAGGGGGGCAGGAGCGCCATCCCACTTCGTTGTTACATTTAGTTTACTTGTGCTATGACCTGCTAACATTTCATTCAAACTAATTAAAAAGTTTATTGCATTTTGACCACCTGCATAACCATTATTGATTATATCATCTTCAAGATGTTCTAAATGTGTATTTTTATCTTCGTTTAATATTTCCATTAAAATTTTATAAACCTCTTTACTGATACATCAGGTATCATACCTAAAAATTTAAGCATTTTATCTACACCTGCTTGTATATAACTTTTTGCTTTATCTACTACTTTATTAAATACTGATTTTACTTTTGTTTTAATTACATCAATGATACCTTCATCTAAATTACCATACCATTCTTTTGAGTAATCTTCTTTCTGACCTGCCATACTATCTACAATTAAAGATACCACTGACCAAAAATTATACTCGCCTGTTTTTTGACCACCAACTTTTCTTGAACTTGTTTTAAATCTTGCTTGTAATTTCATGGCGTCTGCAATCTTTTTACAATATGCGTCATCATTTACACTCTCTATTTTAACTTTAGTGCCAGCATGATTAGCAACAACCATAAATTCTGCTGCGCTATCACTTGCACGACCATATTTTTCATAACCAGACATTGCCTCTCTAGCGAAAGCAATTTTAAATTTATCTGACTTTTCAAACAAAGAACCCAATTCTGCCATACACTCTTTGTGAGCCTTCTCTGCTTTATTCACGACTGGATTATCGCCTTTCTTAATTATAGGTCTTAACTGCCCAGGTGCCACTGTACTAGTTACAAATTTATTAAATACAGCATTTGTTTTTTTAAATTGTTGTGTCTTTTTTAATGCAGGTGTTGATTTCAAGGCTGCATAAAATGTTGCTGTACTCTCTGCCTTACCACCTGACATCAATTGTGCCATGCCTATCTTTAATGATAGTCTTTTGTTACCTATGAGTATATCTGTTTTAGGAGTGGTGTCTGTTGCACCATATAACTTCCAGAACGGAGTTAATTTTGACTTGGCTCGACCATACTGTTCTGCCTTAGCATTTTTATTACCAAATTTTTTTGCGATTGCAGCTGCGATAAGTTGACCTGATTTTAAGGCAGCCTTTTCTTTTTGCAACATTTTATAGACATCAGCACTAATACCAGAAGACGCAAGATCAAGTTTCTTGCCATTATTTTTATGCCAACCAATAACTATGGCTGCTTCGTAGTCCTCTGCCTTTAGTCTTTGTTCCTGTAAATCTACAGGTTCGTCTATGAAATCTTTAAATCCCTTCATCATTACTCCCATGTATATACTAAAGTAACTATTTAGTCAAGGAGAAACTTAGGAATACCCCCATTTACTTTCCAAATTTGATTTTTATTGTGGAAATCTGCAAATTTCTTAGCTTCTTCACGAAACTTAAATGTTTGCACTATACTTGTTTTATTTTCGACTACTTGAAAAGAATATCCTTTGCCTCTTTTTCTAGTCTTTACAGAATACTCTAGATTAGAACTGGAAGTCTTGGAACTTTTTGTACTTTTCTTCGGCGCTTTCTTCTTGCGTTTCTTTAAGGTTGTGTTCGACATATTTTGTCTCCTCTGGTTGTATTAAGTTTTGTGCTTGTTGTTCAATATCAAATAGTTTCATTCTTGCACGATCAACACCAATAATAAACTTACGATTAAGTGTTGGATCATTATATCTGTTTTTTAATTGTTTGACAAGCATTTGCCCTGCCTTTTCTAGTTCTTCACTAGAGATCAACGCAAACATAAAGTCTGCTGTTGCTGGAAGCCCAAAGGATTCAGAGGTGTCTTCTAAACCTATATCACTTGATACAAAACCACCTCTGGTTGTTTGTGTTGCCGTCACAATAGGCACATCTAATTCTACAGCCAAACCTCTTAATTCTTCAGCGATTGCTTTGATATAAGTATAACTGTTTACATTAGAACCTGCCTTAAATCTTGATGAGGCACATATATTAATATAATCAATAAAAATAATATCTGGCTTGAATGTTCGTTTCAAAGCCAATTCATTTACTAAGGCACGATAATGATTTGCACCTGCACTAGCAGTTGGATATTCTTTAATTATTAATGTGCCTGTTGTCTTAGATTGTAATTGTGTGATTTTATCATTGAATAATTTTTTATTCAACATGTGTAAATCTTCCATAGAAATATTAAGTAAGTTTGCGTCTATTCTCTCAGCAATTCTTTCTTCTGCCATTTCCATGGTAATGTATAACACATTTTTGTTTTGTGCCAATGCACTTGCAGCTTGATGACACATAAACAAAGTTTTACCAACACCAGTACCTGCCAATGCAACATTGAGGGTTTTAGTGGGTAAACCACCTTTTGTGACTTTATTGAAATAGTCTAGATCAAAAGGTATTCTTGTTTCTTTTTTATGATAATAGTCAAATCTTTTTTCTATATCTAGTAAATAGTCATGACCAACAGCATTATCAAAACTAACAGATAAAGCGTCTCGTAATATCTCTGGTATAGCTTCTGGAGAGTGTTTTTTATCTTTTCCATCTATTATATGTATGCCTTCCATGACAGCATTATGAACGGCACGATCTTTACAAAACTTTTCTGTGGTGTTAACTAACCACTCTAAATCTACATCTTGTGGATCTAATGAAGAAATTAACTCAACGATTTTTTTATATTCGTCTTCGTTTAAATCTTTTCTTTTGTTTAGATCAATTTGTAAAGTTTCTTTTGTAGGTCGTCTATTATATTGAGATATGAACTTTTGTATTTCAGAAAATACTACACGCTCACTACGGTCTTGAAAATACTCTGATTTAAGAAAAGGTAAAACTTTTCTTGTATAATCTTCGTTATGTATTAGATTCCGTAGGGCTGTTCTTTCTATCTTCTCTGCTGTCTGCATTATTCTCCTTTTCTACTTCGATTGCTAATATATCACCTATGACATTTATAAAGTCACCAGAATCCGTATTACATCTGTTTGGATTCTCATGTACATTATATTCAAATTTAAGTCTTAGTTTTTCGCTTTCTTCAATAGGCGAAACTCTGCCATATGTATAGATAACATCTTTATACTTACCATCTTCTATTTTAAAACCTGTCAATTCATTTGAAGGGTTTTCTTGATAACTATATTTCGGTGTTGCCATAACTATATTCTTTCTTTGCAGCTTCGTCTATTTGTTTTAGTATATCGTCTGTAAAATATTTTTCAGGATCAGAATAGATAGATTTTGCATATTGTTTTGAACCATCTGGTAATTCTATTCTTGTTGATACTTGTTTAAAGATACCATACTTACATGCTAAGTCTAGTAATCCATAATATTTATCTAAACCAGTATCATAACGCAGTCTTACATCAACCATCATGTTTTCTTTTGATAGTCTGGATTTTTGTGTCTTACAATGTATTATATTACCAACAACCTCTGTGCCTTCTTTATCTTTTTTCTTTGATAAGTAAATGATTGTTGAGGCAGCATATTTTAAACCAGAGCCACCGCCCATTTCTTTTGTAGGCATGTATGCACCCACAACATCATAAGTATGATTTGTTATAATCATAGGCACTTTTGCTCGACCTAGTTTTAAAGTTAATACTCTAAATGCAGCTTTCAATACTTGTGCTCTAGTCATGTCTCTGGTTTCTTTACCATCTGCTGTATCTTCTACTTCTTTTGTAGTTGATAACATACCAAGACTATCTAATACAAGTAATAATGGTTTTCTGTCTGCTTCATTTTGTTCAATATATTTGTCTAATACTGTTAAGGATTGTGTTCTAAATTCTTGTACTGTGGTCACAGGCATGATAACCATTCTATCACTATCAATACCTCTGTCTTCAATTAATTGTTTTGTTAATGCACTTTCACTTTCAAAATAGATAACACCTGCGTCAGGATTATTATCTAAAAAAGATTTACACATACCTAATACAAAGAAAGTTTTACCTGTCGCACTTTCACCTGCCAATGCTGTAATTTTGTTTGAAGGTATGCCACCATGAATACTGCCAGATAATAACGCATTAAAAATATGAGAACCTGTGTCTATAAATGTATCTACATCACCTGCTTCAACACCTTCACTTACCAAACTGGCATATTCGTTTCCTGTTTCTTTAATTATCTGTTTTAGAAAGTCCGGCATTTTGATTCTCCTTATTATGTTTTCTCATTTGAAATTGTATTTTTTCGTATAGTTTTCCAACAGTAGAGGCTTCATTTGCTCTGATTACACCTCTCTGCAAAGCAGCCTCTATGACTTTAGACATTACGCCATAGTCTGCTACTGTTATGTTTTGTTCGTCTAATTTTTCCATAAGTTCTTTCATATTATATCAGGTCTCCTATAGTTTGTCAAGGACTTTCTCATATATAGAATCCGCTATTGCTTTCATCATTAACGGTGGTACCATTCTACCTATTCGTTCTGCCCTTTGATTCCATTTACCAGTTAACTTAAATCC